CCGTCCTCACCCAACCCGACAACAACGATTCCTGTTTCTGCGTTTTCAGCTTTACTACCTGCCGCCGGATCGACAGCCACAACAGTTCGAACTATTTCGGGAAGCTGACTAACTCGATTGTTTTCTAGCATGTCCCGGTTCCACAAAGAACCCTCTACATCGTCGAGTACTTCGGCGTAAAGTTCTTGCTGCCCGAGTCGTGTTCCTTCGTATCTTGCTTTTACTTCAGCTAAGAATGATGGAGCTAAATTTGCTGCATTCTCGAAAGTAGAACCACGGGTTACGAACGTTGTCCCGTCTTCCATAGCTAGCAGCCGTTTGATTATCGGAATGGGTTTCGGTGTCGTAGTTACCACAACCCGAGGAAATTTGCCTATTCGTAAACCGAACATCAACATGTCCCACGCTTCAGGGTAGCGCCACGCTGCAAGCTCATCCGCCCACGCTAGATCGTGGTTAGGGCCACGAAGCCGGTCCGGTTCGTCTGCGGTAAACGCTGAAGCAACAGCGCCGTTATGGAATGTGATTCGTCTTTTCGACGGCTCATATCTCGGCCGTTGATGTGCAGGATATATTCCGAGCAAACCTGATTCGCCTTCCACCATTGTATCTCTAACATCAGCAGCGGTAGGGCCTACGAGCGCTATGTGTTTAGCATTCCCCGCCTCGACTTGCTCGCGAATAAACTCGGCACCAGTTCGCGTTTTACCGAAACCACGGCCCGCCAAAATCAACCAAATTCGCCATTTTGTTTGTGGAGTAAGTTGATTACTCCTAGCCCACACCGGCCACATATACATCATAGATCTTTGCTGTTCTTCGTCGAAAGAATCAATGACCGTCGCCCCATCTTCCAACGATAAATTCTTCAATCGATCCATCACTGATCTATTCGTCATCTTCGATTTCTCCCTCCAACACAATCGGAAGCCCCGCCTCTATCAATCCAATCCGCTGTTTTAGAAGTTCCGCAATGTCAGTATCGACAGTTGTTTCTACCGTTCCAGATATCTCAACTTGCCGAGGAGCATCAATACCGAACAAAGCCGACCGTCGTTTACTTACCAACAGGGCGCTATTAATAATTTGGATGATAGTGCCGGAATCGGCTTGCTGCCGTTGCGCCGTCTCTAGTTGACCCATCACAACTCTCCACAGGTGGTCCAGACGCTCATTCTCAAGCGCTTGCAGTTCGTCTACGCTATCACGGCCCCATAGTTTGATTGCCTGCCTGTACGCCTCGGAGGCTCCCTGCCTGCCGTGATACCCAACCCGGTCCGCTATTTGCTGGAAACTCAACCCAAGCGCACGCAAGCGAACCACTTCGCCGTATTTCTCGATGACCTCATGGGTTTGATTTGTTTGTGGTTTTGCCATTTGTCCAGAGCCTAGTGTCCAGAGCCGGTTTGTATGCGTTGGGCTGTTTGTCCTGTGTGGTCTTGCCATCTACCTATTATCAGGTCGCAGTATCCGGCGTCAAGTTCGGTTAGTACGCATCGGCGGTGTAGTCGTTCTGCGGCTATTAGTTCGGGGGCTGTGCCTGCGAAGGGGACTGCTACTGTGTCGCCGGGGTTTGTGCTTGTGCGTAGGACTCTCATCATTGCGTCGACTGGTTTGGGTGTGGCGTGGTTGAATCTGTCTTCGCCGTAAACTCTGGACACTTCCCAGACGTCTGTCATGAGGTCGTGTTCGTTGTTGAATGTTGGTCTTTCTATGGATGACCGATCTGCGGTCGTGCCTTCTAAGAAGAATTTATCAAAGATGTCTGTGTATTCGATGTCGAAGGCTTTGCCTTGTGCAGCGTTTTGGAGGGTTTTGTAGTCTTTTTTGTTGATGATTTGGAATTGGGATTTTCCGAACCAGTGACCCGCCATGAACGTTTCGGTTAGCCTATTCACATGATTTTTGGTCCATTGAACTTTTTCGAGTTGTTCGTTCATCCATACTCGGAATGGTTCGTATCCTTCCCAGTAGTCAGCTTTGGTGTTGTTTGATAAAAACGTTCGGCCCATCATAAAGAAGAGGCATCGTTCGGTTGCTGTAGCGTAGCTACGGAATAGGGATGACCCCATGCCTTGCCCGCTGCCTTTGTCCCAAACTATTTCGTTTCGAAATGTGAGATCGGTGTCGAGGCTTAGCCCTGATTTCCACCAGAGACGCCACAGGTCTTCTGGGTTTCCCCATATGTACATTGACGAGTTTTCTTTCATCACTGGTTTCCATGCTGCCCACCATGCAAGCTGGAATTTGTCGAGTTCTTCTCTGTAGAGGTTGTCGTTTGCTATTCCGTCTTTTTCTTTGCCCATGCCGTATGGGGGATCGGCGTGCAGCAAGGTGACGGTTTCCCCGTTTAATAGTTTTTTAATGTTTTCTGGGTTTGTTGTGTCTCCGCAGAAGAGAAGGTGTTCTCCCATTCTTATGGTGTCGCCTGGTTTAGTTATTGGCGGCGGTGGGATGACTGGTTCTATCAGTTCTTTTTCTGGTTTGTCGACGATGGTGAGGTCTGTTAGTAGAGCGTCCAGGTCTCCTACTTCATATCCTGTGCCGGTCAGCCCTTCGTCTGTACTGAAAGTGATTTCTTTCAGTAAATCTGCGAGTATCTGTTCGTCATATGTTGCCAAGTCGTTTGTTCTGTTATCGGCAAGCAAGATCTTTAGAGCTTGGTCATCGTCTACATCCACCCAATAAACCGGAACCTCTTTAATGTCTAACGATTTGGCTGCAAGGATGCGATGATTTCCGGCGAGGACATGATTTGTTGATTTCTGTGCTACTACCGTTCCCCACCAGCCGTTCGCTGTAATGCTTTCCGCTATCGCTTTTACGTCGCCAACTCTCGGGTTTTGTGGATGCGATTTCAGTAACTCTATTTTTACGTTTTCGACTTCCATATCTCTCTCTCTGATTGTTGCGATTTGCTGATTTGTTTCCGTTGGAAGTCTGTTAAGCCGCCCCATACTCCGAACCGGATTTCGTTTTCGAGTGCGAACTGTAAGCACTCATCGCTTACTTCACATTTGACGCATATTCGTTTACCGATTGGGAATGATCCTTTGTCGGGATAGAACCAGTCGAGGGGTGCGTTTCGGCATAACCTTTTTTTCACTATTTCTTCTGGGAGTTTGTCGATTTCCATGTAGTGGAATCGTGTTGGTTTTTGTCGGTCTTTCATAGCTTCCGATGGCGTTTCGTTTGTGCCAGCGTGTACGTGTCGTGGTAGTCGTCTTGCATCGTGTTTCGCCTCATGTGTTCGACTTTTGCTTTTAGGCATGTTCCGCAACGGCAGCCATCATCGAAGCGTTCGAGGTCGTGTCCCACGATTCGACAGGGTACCTGAGACTCCACATCATTTCTTTGATACTGCGTGCTGTGACTAGTTCTGTTGAAACTGTTTCGCCTTCACCGCCATATTTCATTTGTTCTGGCGTTACCCCAGGTGGGAAGCCTTGCTCTCTCCAAGAATCGATTATCTTTTTTTCTGCTTTTAGAGCTTCAGCCCTTGTTTCGAATCTCACAGATAAAGTCAGAGTCCATCCCTCTAGCCCGTGTCTATAGATTCGGCTGTCGTATGGATTCCCGTGCTCAACCGCAGTGACACCTATTTTGAATGCGGCTAATCCTTGATGCTCCATCAGATACAGATACGTCAGCCCTTGATCATGGAAGCATTCACCGCAGCCACGACCAAGATACAAATTATTAGGTTGTATTTCCCATTCGTGCCCGCAGTCTTTAAAGAGATACAGGTGCTTAACCATAGCGCCTTTGTATTCCTCCAACAGTAACGCAGGATGATCGGCGTCTAAGCCACGAGCAGACACCTCGTCATGCGTCAACGTCTGAGCCAAGCCAAAAGCCACGCCATAACATTTCTTGCAGCCACAATGACCAACATTGCTGAACCGCTTCGGGGTATTGTCTCCACACGTTAAACAAATCAGCGGATAATTCGTCCTGACGCCTTCATAGACAACGCCCTCGGGCCACCTGTAGCCATTAGCTAAACAGCGCTCTTCGATTTCAGCTTGCGTAAATTTTTTCATGACGCAGCCGCCCGAACATTCGCGCTAATGGTTCGCAAAGATTCGATTTGTGTGCGTATAGCCATCAGCTTCTGCTGTGTGGCTTTCTCCATCGCCTCCGCAATTTTCCACTCCCGGAAAGCAACTGCGCTTTTTACTTGCGCCATAGATTCTTTCTGTGTGACTGTGCCATCAGTCATTTGGATAATGGTTCGGTGATACTGGCGTTTGTATTCCGATTCGGCTTCCGCTCGTTGCAAAGAAATCTCAGCGAAGATTTCAACCTCTTCCTCTAAACGTCCGCTAAGTTCAATCAACGCTTTTTCGATATCTACGGGATATATCGGACCGGCCATCAGGCTTCCACAATTTCTAGCCGCAAGCCGTCAACGTCAGCGACCTCAGTGGCATTAAACTTTAACGACTGCACATAGCGGGGATCGTCATCCGGTAACACACCAACATCAACTAGGCCATCGATCGCAGCTTTCACAGCGGGGAAGCAAGCACCAACGTCCATCATGTTCTTTCGGTTCTTCGCTAAAGGTGTAGCCGTAACGTGAACAGTTTTGAACTTCGGAAAGCCCTGCGCTTTTGCCATCCACCCAAACGATTCCCGCATGTCTTTCACCCTTCTCGCCCTTTCCATATGATGCCAACGACGTTCAGCGTTAGAAGTCCACGGCCTCTCGCCGTGTAGCTCAACGATCCAGGGATACATCTCTAGAACGGTTCTTCGTTCTTCTGATCACGTCCCGGCAACGAAGCATGATTATTAGGCGCTGCGTTCCGTTCCTTTTTTGGGCCTGCCGAGACGTTCACCCACTTAGCGGAAAGTCCCACGTCCTCCGCCGTAATACTGACTTTCGATTTTTTCGCTCCGTCAGTTTCCCACGTTGACCAGTTCAAACGGCCAAACACATATACACGGTCACCCTTGCTAAACGATTCCGCACAGTTCTCCGCTAGTTCACGCCAAACATCCACATCGAAGAAGTGTGCTTTGTCTTCCCCGTTCTGCGATTTCTGATTCCAAGCGATGCCAAAACTTGCCACCGCTAATCCTGTGTTAGTGAATCTCAGTTCAGGGTCTCGGGTTAAATTACCGACCACTGAAACAGTATTATCGAACGCCATATTTTCTCCAATGTAATCAGAATAGATATCTTACTCAACGGTAAGTATACGCTACGGGAGAGCAACAATCAACAACCTTTTATATTGCTTTGTTGAAGATTAAACGAATGTTGTTGATATTGTGTATACTCCGAAACACACACCCAAAAAGCATAGAAGGAGGCCTCATGGCCGAAGTATTAGAACAACACAATTTTGAATCAACAGGTATACACGGAAAGTATCCGTGGCCTAAATGGCTAGACGGCCAAATCTGGAAACTTAGACAGCACGTCGATTATGACTGCACTACTGAATCGTTTAAGCAGGCCGCTTACGCATGGTCTAAACGACATGACATCATCGTCCAAATTCATATGGACCAGAAACAACCAGACCAGTTTGTGATTCTACAAGCCCGCAAATAACAAGAGGAGAAAAAGCACATGGCAAACCAGCAAGATTTCCATTGGAAACCTATCGCTAACGCTGCCGCCGCATTAAATCTCGCCAACGACGCAACACAAAACGAGATAGCTGCCGCCGCAACAACTGCGATAACAGAATTAGCAAAACTACTAGACAGATTAGAAGTGTCTGACCCAACAGTCATTCCTTTAATTCCCGAGTGGAAAGAAGCATCAACAGCGTTACGAAACATCGCGAGCAGTCAAGGTAGTGAGCTATCGAGGCGATTGATGGAAAGCACAAACGGCAAAAGTAAACCCGTAATCGTAGACACCGATCAAGGGCCGACAGTTTGCACACCTCGGGTTTCTGTGACTCGGGAGTTTGACCGAGACGATCTGATCCGAGCGGTAGAGCGTGCGACCGCAGCCCAAGACAACCGTTTGAACCCTGACGGCTCCGGCGAACTGCTTGACTACGACACCGCCAAAGTAGTGTTATTCAAAAAGGTTTTCCGTATGGAACCGAGATGGACCGAACTGAAAAAGATTGGTGTCGACCCGAACGAATACTCTGACAAAAAAACCAACTACACCGTAACGATTGAGAGAGCGAACACATTATGACCGACCTAACCACATTAGACGACCACCACATAGCCCCGGCGAACGACCGCCTCTACTTCTCTCTGCTAAAAGAGCAAGGAGAAATTTTAGCTCAGGCGTCTATCGTGCCTGCCGCTTACCGTGGGAAGTCCGCAGAGATAATCGCCGCTGGGATGGCCGGACGTGCTTTTGGTTGGGATGTGATGATGTCGATGCGAAACTTTCATGTCATCCAGGGAACCGCATCGCTTCGCCCTGAAGCAATGCTTGGCCTCATTTATCGGGCTGGACATTCTGTCGTAATCACAGAGGAGGACGGTGTTGCGTACGCAGTAGGTACACGCAAAGACAACGGCGATACTCACTCCGAACGGTTCGATCTTGCCGATGCTAAAGCCGCAGGTCTATCCAATAAGCAGAACTGGAAACAGTTCCAAAAGAATATGCTCAAATGGAGAGCAGTTACTAATCTCTGCCGCTTCTTGTTTCCTGACATTGTGTTAGGTGCTGGTTATGTTCCTGAGGAATTAGGCGCCGACGTAGGCCCGGAAGGAGTGCCGCTTGTTTCATCAAAGAAAGCGAAGACAGATCTCATTAAAGCTTTCGGTAAGGAACAAGCTATCGAACTTTGGGCCGATCGAGGTTCTAACGGCATTAGCGAAGAGGACTTGCAAAACCTTCTCGCTGTTGATGCTGAAATAATTGTTGAACCGGAAATGCCAACCCTTGTCCCTGAATCTGACTAAGATAAAAAGTCCACCGGTTTTTTAAGCCGGTGGACTAATTCAGAATCTCTCGCCAAAAAGAAACTTAGTGATAACTATGACAAATGATAGCAGTGAAATTACAAATGAACTCGGACCGTTCGCAATTTTGCCCGAATGGATTCTCGACGCAGATATCTCGAACGGAGCCGTGAGGCTTTACTGTGTGCTCGCTACTTACACGAACAAGAAGCGTGTTGCGTGGCCGAGCCGAGGGACGTTAGCGAAACGATTGGATCTTTCTGTTCAATCGGTTGATCGGTTCATGAAAGAGCTTCAAAAGATTAACGCCGTATCGGTGGAGCATCGGATTGATACGACCAAGACTGGCACCAAAGTGAACCGCAGTAATCTTTATACGCTGCGAGTTATCGAGCCGAGGGTAGCCCCAACCATGAGGCCACCTAGCCCCAGCTATGAGGCCAGGGGTAGCCTCACCCATGAGGCCCAGAACTATACCCATTTAGAACTAGATCCAAAGAACTATAAAACGAGTGAGTGTTTCGAACTTTTCTGGATTGAGTATGACAAAAAAGTTGGCAAGAAAAAAGCTAGAGATCAGTGGAACAAAAACGTTAAAGATGAAGCAACCGCAGAGCTTGTAATTCGTGCCGCTAAATCTCAGAGAGTTAGCACGGAAGCAAAGTTCAGGAAAGATCCTGAACGGTGGTTAAGGGATCACCGCTGGTTAGACGAATCTGTTTCTGCTATTAGTACTAAAAGCAGTATTGACCGTTTCAAAAACTACGCAGACACACGAGGTTTAACTAATGGATGAGTTCGAACTTAACCGCCGCCGTGTTGCTGTTACTGCGATTGCTAAACTTGCGATCGCTTTTGGTAAAGA